CTTTTTTAAAACACTGCCAAAGTTCTAATGTCAGTTCAGCATCTTTCTCTGCGTATGAGCCAACATACATCGGTGGTAGTTTCCACATGTCTGCTTTAGGATCAAGTCCTCTTGACTTGGCTTCTTCGACTAATGCTGCTTCATTTTTACCTTGACCTAAATACTCCCAGGACAATGCGTTTAATGTGTAAGCATATCGGTTTTCATTAATTAAACTTGCTGCAATCATGGTATCTACAATCACACCATTGATTTTAATTCCCATTTGTCTAATCCAACAGACATCATACATGGCATTGTGAAATATTTTTACCGCATCACATGACATGGTATCTTGAAACCATGCTAAAACTTTTTTCTTATCCATGTTGCTCCCTGATCCGTGAGCAATAGGAAAATAGAACTTTCTTCCAGGTACAGCGACAGCGATTCCTACCACTTCACCATTACCTATCACAGATCCCGATCCTTTTTTTCTAAGATCTGGATCCCTGGTCTCTAAGTCGACTGCGATTTCGTCGTAACTTCTTAGATCTGGAAACTCTTCGGGTTCAATCCATTCTGTCTGTGCTTCAAATATAGGTACTTTCACTTGTCCCATTCCTTTCTAAGTCTATCTATTTCTAATTCACAGTAGTGAATAATTTTATTGAGATCTTCTATCTGATTCTTTTTTAAATATCTTACAACATATTTAATCACATTACCTTGAAAAAAATTAAGATTGTTTTCCATAATAAAATTAAAAGGTTGAATTTTTAATTTATAATGGTCGCCACCAATTTGTTTATCATTAGCACTTTCTTTAAAAAAAGTTTTATTTGTCATAACGGATACCCATTCCTTTCTATTTTTGCTAAATGCAAATATAAGTTTTTCTTTGCGCGAGTGACACCTACGTACCAAACACGATGTTCTTCATCTCTTTTATTCTTATTATCTAACACAGCTCGTCTTATTTTTCTAGCATTATCCAAAATTAAAATGACATTATCTTCCTCACCACCTTTGGCAGCATGGATCGTCGATAACCTGACTCTTGCAGGAAAAGATAATTTTTCACCATTAGATAACATGTGTCGGATGTATTGCACCTGATCATGTGGTGCATTCACAAATGCTTCATACCAGGGTCTATGATCCGGTTTGGTACCATTTGTAAATTCTTGAATGTCTTTCATTTCTGCATCAGTTAAATCTAAATTTCTACTGTAATTTAGTGCAGCATTATATATTTTAACGGTAAAGCTTTTACCTTTTTTAGTTTGATAATAAATTCCTTTTTCTTTTAATAGTTCCATGATGTCCTTGAGCCGTGATCCAGTACGCGCGAGTATCAACCAGTTGCCTTCATGCAAGTTGACTTGACCAATATCAAATATCTTTTGTACATAACCTTCTTCTTCTTTCGGTTTATATTTCTTTTCTTTTCGTACACCTTCAATACGATTTAAAATAATCTCAGACACTTCTTGTATAGCAAAAGGTACACGACGTGATTGATCTAATATAATTTCTTCGTCTGCAGGTTCCTCAACAAATCGTGCAACATCTGCACCGGCCCAGGTATAAATAGCCTGGTCATCATCACCTGCTAAATAAATATGTCTTGCTTTCTTTTTTAAAACTTCAAACATTTTCCATTGGATAGGTGATAGATCCTGTGCTTCATCAATAAAGATTACATCAAACTCAGGACACTTTTCTTCCTGGGCTACAAAGTTATGAATCATATCATTAAAATCAATTAAACTATTTTTCTTTTTATATTCATCTAGATTCACAGCAATGTGTTTTAGTAATTCAAAATCAATATCTTCGTGAGGATAATCTCCCGTTTCATATTCTTCTGCAAAAGAAATATTTTTGTTTCGTGCTCGTCCCAGTAATTGAAAATATAAATTATCAGAAGTTAAATAAAAAGTTTCTGTGTCATTAAATTTATCTTGATGATGAACTCTAACATTTAACATCTTACCTAAATCATCATAGTGATAAGGTTGCATAATATTATCTTCGGACAAACCTAATGTATGAAAAGCTAAAGAATGTAAAGTTTGAAAGTAAGGTAATTGTTTGGGTTCATAGGGCATACGATCTTTTGCTTCGTTTGCAGCTTTACGTGTAAAAGCAAAATACCCTATGCGATGTAAGGGTATGTTGTGATCCGTAATATATTCTTTTGCAATGTTAAGAAGGTGAGTAGTTTTACCTGTACCCGGTGGACCAAAGACTTTAAAGATCATAGAATATCCTCTCTGTCTTGCATCTCCAATATTTCTTCTGGTGCAGTTTCTGATTTAAAATCTTCTACTGTTAATTCTACACAACCCATAACTTGTGGATTGCTTTCTTTTTGTGAATCTTTTTTAGGAAATCTTGGCTTCTTACCAAACTCAGCTTTAAACCATGTCTCCATCCATTTTGCAGTTTTACTTTCTCCAACTTTCCATTCTTTTCTTTTTAAGAAATCATAAAACTTATCATAGATAAAATAAACTTTATCTTGTTTAATCATTGGATTACCTGATTGAAAAGACGCGTGAGTATTTGCTGGTGTTTTAATATGTTCTTTAATATACTTATACAATTTTTCTTTATTAGAAGTACCTGCCGGTGCCTTCTGTTCTTCTACACTTGCTAATAGTCCTGCAACAATTGGTTCAAAATCTTTATCTTTTAATTTTGGTAAAAATGTATTAGCCTGTTTGGCAATTTGTTTTCTCAATAATCTCATTTCCATAACATCATCAATGTTTTTTAAATGAATCTGTATAGATCTTTCATCTCCATTCTTATCCCTAATCGTTACGGTAACATCGTATTCTGGTTCTTCGTAGTTAATTTTAACTAGACTTGTAAGTTCTGGCCATTGTATAATCTTGTCCGATTTTTTACCAAACTTTCTTTTGTAACAAAGTTCTTCCATACAAAAACCTTCACTCTTAAATTCTTCACAGACATAACCCGTCTCTTTACCTTCCCAACTTTTTATTTTTGCAGCAACCTTTTGATCAGTCCATTTTAAATCGTTAATAAAATAAGATCCTTTTGCTAGTTGAACTTTTTCTTGCCAGTCACTGTATTTCTTTTTTGCAAAGACCATGTACTGATACAAGAAACGATCTCTGTAATCATCTAATTTATTTTTAGATAAAACTTGTAGACATGGTGGACCATCTTCAAACTCTTCATTACCTCCAACTAATTCTTTGTTAGTTAGGTTAACCATAAAATCTTTTAATTGTTTTTCTGTTTGTTGATTAAATTCTATAACTTGTAGGTATTGTTCAAATGAAAATTCTTCTCCAGTCATTGGATTGATTGCAATTCTTTCTTTTTTTCCAAAGTATGGAAGATTGATAAAGTTACCAACCGAGGTTTCTACATTTGTTTGCTTTGGAAAGATCTCAGTTTTGTTAGTCAGTTTCAAAGTATACAACAAACCTTTTAAGAATTGTTTTACAAACACCGCTGATGTTGGTTCTATTAAATGTAAGTATAAATGAAAACCACCCGACTTTGATTTAACAGGTATCAAAGGTATTGCATTGTCTGTAATTAGTTTTAAAAATTTTTGTTTATCAAAATTTTTATAATGATCTACATCAATTGCTGCAAAAATAACTTTGCCATCCTCTCTACAGGGTTGCACACCAATAGATACTTTACCTTCTAAATGATCTAAATATTCTTGATCGGTAATTGGTTTACCTGACCATCCATAATCTCGTGTTGGTATTTCTAATTTACCTGTTTCTGAATTTACTTTTGCATTGGTTAAATCACAAAAGCCATAATTTCTTTCTAATCCTCTAAAGAATTCCCTAAATTTATTCTGCATTGCGCCTTTCTGTGGGGGCCTTGCGGCCCCCAATTTGATTACATGTGGTCGTCAGTTTTAGCTGAGGTTTCTCCGCCATGCTTTACTTCAACATCTCCTTTGGAAACGCTTTCGTAAAATTTTTTCGCTTGTTGGTATAGTGAAGTATCTTCTACCATTCCAACTTTTGAAACATCCCAACCAAACCAAGTCCCCTTGTCATTTGATTGTTGCACACTTCTTAAATTGTAAATGTGGCTGAAAGATGCCGGTGTAAATAAACCGTTCTTTCCTTTTAGTTTGATGCTTTGCATCATACTATTCCACTTTCTACTAACTTTAAGTTGTGTAGACTTCATCGCAATTAATGCAGTGGATGGATTTTTTTCTGCAACGATGATAAAATGTGAGGCTGTTTTTTCAACATAATTACCACTTGGTAATCTGTCTTTGTAATCAGCACCTCTTGTTGTCTTTGATAAAATATCACTGCTTGAAGGATAAATTTTTGCAGGTGCACTTGGACCTGTTCCTCTATCCTGCCATTCAATGTACTCTAATTTATAATGACAAGGAATTACTTTAATTCCTTTCTCACCATCAAAGAGTTCTCCAGTTACTGAGTTGTAAATCATGCCGGGTTCTGCACCTTCAACATATTTACCATCTCTCTTATTTGTTTCTGGAGAGAGTTGACCGAGTATTTTTAAGAAAGGTAATGCTAGATCTTCATGACCTATATTACTAAGACCAGCCGCTGCATCTGATTCAAAGATACTTGCAGCTAATGCTCCCCCTTTCTCTTTCTTTACTACGTCTGTACTTGTTTCTTTTTCCATTTTTCGTTCTCCTTATTTTTTGGTTATTTTTGTTTTATGTCCAGTAAAGACATTAAACAGATCAGAGGGCACATCTAATCCAGATTCGATGCGCTCCCTGACCATTGCTCTAAGGGTGCTAGGTTCTACTTTTAACTTCTGGCTAGGTTCGTAGCCCTGCCCCTGCGCAAGGTTAGCATATTGCTGAGCCTTAGCGTCCTCGTTTTTACCGAATGCTACAGAGACTTCATTTTTAATGATGTCTCCGAGTTCATTCTCACGAAGCCAGTTATATGCATCATCCTTTTTATCTGCAGGAATAGATGCATAGACGAATGGTTTGATCTCTACAGCCGAACCATCGCTTAATTTCAAAGTTGAATAATTCATCTCTTGCATCATTGTTGGAATGACTTCTTGAGATAATTTATCAGCTTCTCTATTTAATTCTTTTAGTTTTTCTTCTGTTGCAAGAATCTCATTATTTTTATCTTGCAGTTTTTTAATTTGATCCGACAAAGCTTTTGAGCCTTCCATATCAAAGACTTGATCTTGTGCCGCATCTTGTTCAAAGTCTATAACAGACATATTAGTATCCTCACTTTCTAAAGCGGAATATAATACTTTAAAATCCTATGTCAAGCTTTTGGAAATAAATTTATCTCAACAGGGTAATAAAGTTTTTCTTGTTTGTCCCACTTTAGTAATTTAAATTTTCCACCGTTGATGTCAGATACTATTGCGCATGCTACTCCTATAATAGAAGGATCGCCGGTAAGTAATAAATAATCTTCATCCGTAAAATCTTTTAACAGCTTTCTTAGTTCTTGTATCATCGGTCCTGGTGTCAATGTGATCTGTGCTCTTTCTCTCAAAAGAGTTTTTAATGTACCGAATTTAGACGCACCCATAATATTGAACTTTGGTTGCCCAATATTTGTGCCCGGTAATTCTTGTAATACATATACAGTTGACATATTGACTTTCAATACCAGATATTATATACGATTTTTTTAGAAAGATAAAGAGATAAAACTATGCATTATAAATTTAAAACAAAGCCATTCGAACACCAACAAAAAGCTCTTGATATGAGCTGGGATAAAGAAAATTTTGCCTATTTTATGGAGATGGGTACGGGTAAATCTAAAGTCTTAATTGACAATATGGCCATGTTATATGCTCAAGGTAAGATTGATGGTGTATTAATTATTGCACCAAAAGGTGTGTATAAAAACTGGTATGACTCAGAAATACCTACACATTTACCTGATTATATTGAACATTATGCAGGATTATGGAGAACAAAACCAGATGATAAATTACTTAAACCGTTGTTTGCATCTGAAACAAAATTACATATTTTAATTATGAACGTTGAGGCTTTCTCAACTAAAAACGGATTACAGTTTGCTCAAAAGTTTTTATGGGGCCACAAAGCTATGATTGCAATTGATGAATCTACTACAATTAAAAATCCTAAAGCAATAAGAACTAAAAACATTTTATCATTAGCTGAGTATTCTAAATACAGAAGAATCTTAACAGGATCCCCTGTGACAAAATCACCATTGGATTTATATTCACAATGCGAGTTCCTTGATCCGTGGTTATTGGGCCATACTTCTTATTACACATTTAGAACTCGTTATGCGATCATGAAAAAAATATCTACACCTGCAGGTTTTAGTGTAGAAATTCCTGTAGGTTATAGAAATTTACCAGAGCTCTCGGATAAAGTATCTAAATTCTCGTATCGTTGTTTAAAAGATGATTGTTTAGATCTACCGGAAAAAACATATACAAAACGTGTCATTGAACTTACACCCGAACAGAAAAAAGTTTATAGACAAATGAAAGAAACTGCACTTGCAGAACTAAACGGTAAACTCACTACAACCGCTACAGTCATTACTCAACTCATGAGACTTCATCAAATTACATGTGGTCACTTCACATCCAATGACGGTGAAGTCCAACCATTAAAAAATAATAGAGTTAACGCATTGTTAGAAATACTAGAAGAAACCGAGGGTAAAGCCATTATCTGGGCACAGTATAGACATGATATTGACATTATTCTTAATGCGATTGAGAAACATTATCCTAATTCTACGGTGACTTATTATGGTGACACATCTACTGAAGATAGACAAAAAGCTATTCAACAGATCCAAGATCCTAATAGTGGTAAACGATTTTTTGTTGGTACAACCATGACTGGTGGTTATGGTATTACATTAACCGAAGCTGCAACCATGATTTATTTTTCTAATGGCTATGACCTAGAAAAACGTACACAATCAGAAGCAAGGATTGATCGTATTGGTCAGAAAAGAAATATGACTTATATTGATATTATTGCTGAAGATACCATTGATGAAAAGATTGTATCTGCGTTAAAAAGAAAATGGAATATTGCAAGTAA